AGAAAAGCCAACCGACGAAGTCGAAGAGTTCTTCAAGCTCCACGGTGCCTGATCTCTGCAAAGAGGGCCAGGCCAAGTACGAGCGGGTGGTGCACTTCTTCGAGAAGATCCTGCGTCACAGCAAGGGGCAGAACGCCGGCAAGCCGTTCACGCTACTGCCGTGGCAGCACCACGTGATGCGAGAGCTCTTCGGCCGGCTAAACCCAGACGGGCTGCGGCAGCATCGCGTTGGCTACATCGAACTGCCCAAGAAGCAAGGGAAGAGCACGACACTCGCGGGCATCGCTTTGTATATGACCGCTTTCGACTCCGAGCCGGGGGCGGAAGTCTACGGTGCGGCCTGCGACCGCGAGCAGGCGGGCATCATCTACCGCGAGGCCGCGTCGATGGTGCGGGCTTCGCCGGCGTTGTCTCGCCATCTCGAAGTGATCGACAGCCGCAAAACCATCGTGCACAAGGCGAGTAACTCGTTCTACAGGGTTCTCTCGGCCGATGCGTTCCGGGCCGAGGGGCTGAATATCCATGCCCTGCTCTTTGACGAGCTGCACGCCCAGCGCGATCGCCGGCTGTGGGACGCCCTGCGGTACGGCGGCGCGGCTCGCCGTCAGCCGCTGATCTTATCGATCACCACGGCAGGCTACGACCGCAAGTCGATCTGCTGGGAGCAGCACGCCTACGCCGAGCGGTGCATCGCGGACCCAACTGTGGACCCGGCCTTCTTTGGGTGCATCTACGCCGCCTCGCCAGAGGACGATTGGAAAGACCCGAAGACGTGGCACAAGGCCAACCCGTCGCTAGGCGAGACGATCACGGTGGAGTCTTTCGCCGCCGATGCCCGCGAGGCTGAGCAATCGCCGTCGAAACTCAACTCGTTTTTGCGCTACAGACTCAACGTCTGGACCACCCAGGACGTACGGTGGCTTTCGCCCGACAACTGGGCCAAGTGCGGCAAGCCGCTGGCTGGCGACCTCGAGCAGCGAGAGTGGTACGCCGGACTGGACTTGGCGAGCACGTATGACCTCTCGGCCTTCGTCATGGTGAGCCAGGCCGAGGACGGCACATTCGACGTGCTGCCGTTCTTCTGGGTGCCGCAAGTGAACGCGGCCGAGCGGACGCAGCGTGACAAGGTGGACTACATCGGGTGGATTCGCGATGGGTTCATCAGGGCCACCGATGGCAACGTCACTGACTACGACGTGATCCGCCGCGACATCGTGGAACTCTCGCAGAAGTTCAACATCCGGCAGGTGGGCATCGACCGCTGGAACGCCACGCAGCTCGCCACCCAACTGCAAGGGGAAGGCGTGAATGTGACAGGATTCGGGCAGGGTTACGGCTCAATGTCGAGCCCTAGTAAGGCTCTTGAAAATTACGTGCTGTCCGAGCGCATCCGGCATGCGAATCATCCGGTTCTGTCTTGGATGGCTGGCAACGTGGCAGTGCAGAGCGACCACCAGGGCAACATCAAGCCGAGCAAGGCCAAGAGCACGGAACGCATCGACGGCATCGTCTCGCTCGTGATGGCTCTCGGGCTGCATGCCGTGGCGACTGCAAAGCCCGCCGAACAATCGTGGGACATCATCACCCTATGACCACCGAAAACGCCGTCGCCGATTTCAAGATGTTTGACCTTCGCGGCATCGAGTGGACGGAATCTTCGTCCAGCCGCACGCCCTCCGGCATCCGTGTCAACGCCGACAACTCGATGGCGTGCTCGGCCTACACGGCGTGCATCCGTGTGATCTCTGACGCCGTGTCGGCCCTTCCACTGCACGTCTTTGAACGCCTGCCCAACGGCGGCAAGCAGAAGGCTCCGGCGCATCCGGTCTACCGCCTGCTGCACATGCAGCCGAACCCGTGGCAGACGGCGCAGGAGTTCAGGGACTGGATGACCGGCATGTACCTGCACTACGGGGCGAGCTATGCCGAGATTCGCCCAGGTGCTCGAGGTGCCGTATCTGAGCTCTGGCCGCTGCACTCGTCTCGCATGGAGGTGGAGCGGCTGGAGAACGGTTCGCTGCGGTACAAGTACCGCGAGCCGAGCGGCAAACAGACGCTGTACTCGCAGGAGCAGATTTTCTGCCTGCGGTTCACGACCGAGGACGGGGTTCGGCCTATCCCGACGTACAGCCTGTTCAAAAACGTCATCGGGCTTTCGCAGGCGATTGAGACGCACGCGGCCACGTACTTTGGCTCAGGCGCGAGGCCAGGCGTGATCTTGGAGTCCGATAATCCAATTCCAGTGGAAGCTGCCGAGCGTTTGCGTGAGAGTTGGGAGAGGATGCACAGAGGGCCAGACCGGGCTCATAGAACGGCCGTCCTTCCTGCGGGCGTTTCCGCCAAAGAGCTGAGCAGCAGCAATGAGTCCGCCCAGATGCTCGAGAGCCGGGCCTTTGCCGTCTACGAGTGCTGCCGAATCTTTCATGTGCCCCCACATTTGATTCAACAACTCGACAGATCGACATACAGCAATATCGAAGTGCAATCGACCGAGTTCGTGCAGCACTGCCTGCTGCCGCATCTCAAGCGGTGGGAAGCCGCCATATCCCGCGACCTGATCGTGGACGATGAGCGGTATTTCGCAGAGCACAGCGTGAGCGGTCTGCTGCGTGGCGACCACGCGAGCCGGTCCGCGTACTACGTCTCGGCCCTGCAAAACGGCTGGATGACGATCAACGAGATTCGCGAGCTGGAAAACCTGAACCCGATTGGGCCCGACGGCGACAAGCACTTCGTGCAGTTGAACATGACCACGCTGGACAAGCTTGGCCAAGAACCGCCGGCACCGGAGCCGATGCCAGCGCCGGCCGTCAAGATTGAGGACGAAGAAAGCCCAGAAGATGACGCCGAGGACGCCGCCGAAGAGGAGGATATGACCGATGGAAATTGAACGCCGCTGCCTCGCGTTTGAGGAAGTGCCCGAGGCCGAGTTGACCATTGAGACGCGGGCCAACGGCACGCAGGTGCTTGTGGGGTACGCCGCCGTCTACAACCGCTTCAGCCTGCCGCTCCGCGAAGGCGGCTCGCAGTTCCGCGAGATCATCCTGCCGGGTGCGTTCGACAAGATTCTCAACCGCCAGCGTGGGAAGCAGGACGTTGTGGCCCTGCTCAACCACAACAGCGACCTGATTCTGGGCCGCTCTTCGTCCGGCACGCTGGAACTCTCCAGCGATGACAAGGGCTTGCGGTACGTGGTGACGCCGCCCGATACGCAGGTTGGCCGGGACACGCTCGAGCTGGTCCGCCGTCGCGATCTGCGGGGCAGTTCGTTTGCCTTCTCCGTGGACACCAAGACAGGCGAGCGGTGGTCGAGTGACGAGCAAGGCGCGGTGCGTGAGATCCGCGAGGTGGCGTCGTTGGTCGATGTGTCCGTGGTGCTGACGCCCGCGTATCCGGCCAGCAGCGTGACCGTGGCCCAGCGTTCCTACGAAGCGTGGCTTGCGTCGCAGGCGGTTGCCGAGCCGACGCCCGAACCTGCGGCCCAGGCGGACTGCTCGCGTTCGGCCCTGCGGGGCGTCGCCGCCGCCTGGGCTGCTTCTCTGAGGCTGCGGAATGTCTGAGGCCCGCTGCACCTGCGGCGAGAAACTCCGGTGCCGTTCTTCGCGCCCATGCGGTGACGAGCGGCAGCGGTATCTGCGTTGCCCGCGATGCGGCGCGCGTGCGGTGGCGTTTGTGAAAACAACACTTTCCGAAGTCCGCTTCTGCAAGAGGGCGACGCGATAGTGGCACTGTGGACTCCATCGGCAATACCGCCGGCGGAGAACACACGTGGACAACCTCAAGAAGCTTCAGGACGAGGCCGCAAAGCTGGCCGACCGGATCGACGCCGTGCGGGCGATCGAGGGTGACGCCGACAAGATCGCGGAGCGCGATCTGGAACTGGAGACGCTGACGGCCGACGCCGCCAAGCTCGCCAAGAAGGTCGAGTTTGAGAAGTCGGTGGCCGACTCGGCCCTGAAGCTCCGCAGCGTGGTCGATCGCTGCACCCCGGCTGCCGAGGTGCGTTCCGACGAGCCCAAGGTGCGGATCGAGTCGATCCCGTACGCCGGCAAGCTGCGTGCGTTCAAGACCGAGGAAGAGGCGTACAAGGCGGGCATGTGGATCAAGGGCCACCTGCGTGGTGACGCCGAGGCCAAGCGGTGGT